AGAAGCCCCTCGGCGAGCCTCTTCCCGTTTTCAATGGCAAACGTCGCCTCGTCAATTGCAAGCCTATTCGCAGCCTGCTCCAAAGCCACTTTTCTCTCAGTGGTGAGCATGTCACGCTCATTGATATTTGCCACATCCAAGGCGTACTGAGCACGCATGAGCGTCAGCTCATTGCCAGTGTTGTCCTGACGAGCGATAGCCAGCTTGATGCGCATCACTTCACGCTCAGCCGCTGCCACACTCATGGCCATGTCCTTGCGCTTATTGCCAGCAGCACCACCGCCAGCAGTCTTAGGAACTGGTGTGGTGCTCAAGCCGGCGCCTTGTCCTCCAAAGGTGTAATCCTTACCGCCCTTGACAGATCCCGTGGTGCGATCAACGGCCTGCTGAGTCTTGTCACCTTCCGCCCCTTCTGCCGTGGTGATCAACCCTGCCTGCCTGGTCTCCAGGCGCTTAAGCGCGAGCCCCTTGGCTTTCTTGTCACGGCCTCCTGAAGCCTGCTCCACAGCAAGCTTTGCCTGCGCAATCTGCGGCTCCATTGCGGCAGCTTGTGCTCGATATTCAGCGCCGCTCTTAAGACCAAGAAGCTCACGCATCATGTCGATTGCAGGAGCAAGGAATCCTGCAATCTTGCCCGCCAAATCAGCCACAAACGAACCAAAGTCAGCAAGACGACGAATGACAATTTGAAGATCACGAACAAACGTATCAATGCCTTCTTTGTTGTTCTTAACGAAGTCACTGAGGCCGCCCATCATGTCGGCAAACACCTGCTGGACTTCCGAACCCAATGGCGCAAATGCTTCGCCAACATCGCGATTGAGCTGGTCCATCGCGATAGCAGCACGACGACCCGCGTATTCCGGCGCAGTCGCCATGTTGTCCGCAAACTTTTTGTAATCCTCAAAGTTCTGCTCTGCAAACTTGACAAATTGCTCGACGCCAACTTCACCCTTCTGCAACGCCTTCTGCAGTTGCTCCATGCTCATATCGTTCGCCTTAGCGAACTTGACCACGGCTCCTGGGAAACGCTCGCCGAGCTGGCCTCTCAGCTCCTCGGCCTGCACAGTACCCTTGGAGAAGATTTGAACGACGGCCCGCATTGCGCCGTCAATATCTTCCATTGAGCCGCCAGTTGCTGCTACTGCCAGAGCCGTACCTTCCAGAATCTCCTGCGTATCCTTCGCAGACATTCCGAACTGCTTGGTGTTAACGCGAAGCTGAGCGAAGTGCTTATAAGTCTTCTCCAGCGGCATCAACAATCGCTTGCTGCTTTCTTCGACAAGCGCATTGGAGGCAGCAAAGTCAGCAGCATCAACAGAAGCCATGGCCAAGCCACGCTTCATCCGCTCAACAGCATTGAAAGCCTCAACAGACTTGGCAGCCATTGCACCAAGTTGGTCCACGGAGCTGCCAATTGCGCCGCCAATGGCCATCCCGGCAGGTCCGCCAATCAGTCCGCCAATAGCGGTGCCGGTAATTCCTCCAGGACCGCCGCCTGCGAGCGCTGCAATACCTGCCCCCGCAGCTCCTCTAGTCAGCGCCCTTCCAGCCCCTTTGGCCATCCCCATGGCTCTTCCAGTGCGAGGAATGCGCTTCTTCTCCATGCGCGTCATCGCCTCTTCAGACTGACGCAAATTCCGTTGGAGACGCTTCCAAGCTTCCGTATCAGGCTTAATACGGGCCGCCTTATCTTTCAGTGAGTCAATCTTGATTTCCAGTGCTCGCATTGAGCCTGGATCAATCAAAGGCCCGCTGCGACGAGCACCTACAAAAGCTCTGTTCGCAGGGCTTCCGGCCTGTCCAACTGTCCCGCGAATAGGACTTGCTACATCAGGAATGGCGCCCTTGGCGCCCATTCCCATGCGGAAATTAGCAATCGCCCGCTGCTGAGCTTCTCCAGCCTTTTTATAAGCACGCGCAAGACCCTCGACGCTTTTCTGCGTCTCGTACATCTCACGACGCTGATTCTTAACAGCGTTCGTGACTGATTTAAGGTCTTTCTCAAAGCTATACAGCTTCTCGCCAGCCTTGATAAAGTCTTTTGTTCCTTCTTCTGCGTCGTGAAACCTTTTCCGCAGCTCAGCTACTTCTTTCTTGAGTTGCGCAATAGTCTTACCGGCATTTCCGGTAACTTCAAACTTAATCCGCATTCCTGCATCAGCCATTTCCTACCTCAACTCCTTGGCTAACAGGGCGGATAAAACAGATTCAAGTTCTCTAATCGTAGCCTCGGTCCATGGTCTTGGTGGTACGCTTTTTCCCCTTTGACCACTGCGAGTTTTAGGTGTGTAGCCATCATGCACATAAGCGGCATACACCTCTCCTCGACCACCAGTCCATTCAAAGACTGTGTAGTTAATCCCGTTTTCACGACGCTGGCTTCTCTTTAAGTTGCCAAGGTCAACGAGATCACGCGCTTGTCCCGGCTCAATGATTTGACCATTTCGCCTTATCGTCAACGTGTCCAAATTCCACATTTGACGGTCGAACTGCTCCTGAAAATCATTTTCAGCCCAGTCCATAGCTTGCTTGAACACCCGTGCCGGCATCTCCCCAAGCTCTATCAGTTTACGAGTTAAATTGTCCTGTATTGGCACGGCAGCAAGACAATTTGTTGCTTTCAATCTAGCAACAATGGCAGCATTCTAACTATTAAGCTCTGCTCCTAACATTGCAACAATGGAAGCAGGAAGTTTCTGGGTGCGTAGCGCCCAACGCACCACTTCTTCTGTCTCCGCTGTAATTGATGTGGCGGGGCGGGGTGTTTCAAAAGGCAGGAAGTCTGCAATCTTCGCCTTATTACTGGCTCCGCCTCCCAATGCGCTCAACACAACCATGCCAAGCTTGGCAGTAGCAACGCTATGAGAGTTGATAATTTGCTGCTGTTCTTGATCGGCTATTTGAATGAGCCTCTTCAGCAGCACAATTGGCACCTTCCCAAACCGCTCCGCATGAAACATCGGATCGGACAATGAGAGGGTGGCTATGCGGCAATAAACTTGATACCAGTCCGTGACGCTATTGATTGCATCGTCACAGGTGGCTTGCAGCCGCTCTAGGAAGCTTTCTTTGGGGCTTCGGCGTCTTCCTCCGCAGGCTCCAGGGGCTCGTCTTCAGAGGCCATAAACTCCTCAATCAAAGCCAGCATTGCCTTGGGGAGCATGCGCGTGTCTTCATCGCTCCATTCATCAGTGGGCTCCCATTTCTTGTCCACTTTCACTTGACCGCGATTGCGGAAAAATAGCGTCACCAGCTCTTCAAACTGCTCACGCCCTGAAGGCATCAAAGACATCAGCTCGTCAATCTCCGTTGCATACTGCTCAAAGATTTCAGAGCGGCTCTCATTAGCCTTTTGAAGCACGTCAAAAGCCTCTTCTTCGGAGATTTCCTGCTCTTTTGCGATCTTCCGTGCTAAATCCACCGCTTTCAGGCTGAATGAAGCGCGTTGACGAGCTTGCTCTTCTTTCGTCCAGCCTTCCTCTGCTAGCCAGCTTCCAAACTTGCGCAAGCGCAGTTTGTCGCCAATCATCACATAATCGGCCTTGCCGAGCAGGAAAAACTCTGAATACTTACTCATCTTGCCTAATTAGAGCAGAGAAAGTCTAGCGTTGGGCATTCGCGCAGAAGTAGCGGCGTTCACTACTTTCGATGGAATACACGCAACTAACTGTTGATTGTTCAGAGTGAATGTTACTTCAGACTTGCAGCCTGGCATGAAGCAGGCGAGGCCAGCCTTCAAGAATGGACTATCAGCTTGAGTGTTGAACAACCAAACCTTCTTGCAGTCGCTAACCAGCAGCTTCATCCAACGTAAAAAATGTCGGCATCAGGGATGAGCACGCGACATTGCCCGTACACGGTATCGCTCTCAGCCCTAAAAATGTACTCAGCATCAGGGAAGCGTCTCTTAAGCTTCTGAATGGCCTCTCTAAGGCTCGCAGAGGCCGGCTGATAGTCAGTCATGATGACTGTCCATATTTGTCGGTCAAGCCCCGTGCCGACGCATGCGCGAGGGTTTGGCGTGGGGAACTCTTGAATGACCACCTCCAATCCTTGCACTTTCCAATCTTTGGGCACGCCATATTGGCCGTCCACATAAAAAGCTGGAAGCGTAGTGTTGTTCGGAAGCGTATAAGTGCCGACCACGTTGGTCAAAACAGCTTCTACTTCCTCTCGCAGTTGCTTGACGTTCATAACAATAAAATAGCCCCCTTGCGGGGGGCTAAAACGAAACAACGAGCTATACGTCGATCAGGAGTTAGGGTCGGTCGGGATCTTAGAAGTGCCGGAGATAGTGATGGCGCCAGCACCAACGGTGCCACGGCTCATCAGATCGAAGGTCACTTCGACAAGATTGTCAGCAGGATAGCTCTCGCTGTAGTTCATCACACGAGCGGAGAACATGGTGGCGTCATAGTTGAAGCTACCACCGATCAGCTTGTACACCTCAACAAACACTTCAGCGTCCTTGTCGTTGCGAGCAAGAAGGACGGTGTTCAGAGCTTCGTCAACACCAGCCGCTTGAAGATTGCTGCCGTCGAGGTCTTTCTGGAAATAGGTGGTGATCGAAGCCTGAGCGCGAGTGGTGGTCACCACGCTGTCGGCAAAGCCGCCGTTGCCCAGCAGGTAATACTCTTGCTCAGCGTCGTTAATAGCGACAGAAGCGTTAGTCACACCAGCCAAATAATGCATGGTGGGAGCACCAGAAACCGTCACACCAGTAGAAGTGGTGGTAACAGTCGGACGAGCCACGCCAGACACAGCACCGACATAGACGATGGTGTCCTGACTCTTGATAATCTGAGTGGGATGTTGAATGGCCATTGAAACAATGCGAAGGAGCGTGAATTAACGGTTCAGAACACTTCCTGATCCCACAACTCTAAAGTAGCCGTGAACTGGAGTGCCCAAGAATTGCCGATAATGATCAGTCATCTCGGTTGTGGGGAGTAGCTCAAAACGCCCCTCCTGATTCTCAATTGTTGCTTCCGCAACGCTGCCAGGAGGCACTCCCGAAAATGCAAGTGGACTGACGAGGCGCCCCTTCATGTAAATGGCACTCTCGTCAACACCAATCCGCTGATCGTATTGAGGATCCCTGCTCTGCTTCAATGTGGCGTAATACGTCGCATCTTGATCGATTTGAACGTAATTGCCAGTTGACGAATCAACCGCATATCCGCTGGCCGTTGCAAACACCAACGTTGCATTAGCAATAGGCGGAATAGGGTTGGTCATCAAACAACAAAACCAATCATTGAAGCGTTAGAGGCTGCTTCAGAGAGGCGCTTGAACTCTTGGCCATACAATGTGGCGTCAAGTCCTTCACCGTAAACCTTGCCTTCCGTTGCCCCAATTTGAATGCCCATTTGAGTGAGCTGAATTGCGACAATATGGGCGGCAAGAAAACGTACCGCCCGGTCAGCTTGGTTGCCAAAGATGTCCGAAGACACATCAGCAGATGCGCTCTCAATAGCCCCATTCACAATCCCCGATGGATGAGGGGTGAATTCAGGGAACCGCTCCAGAAATCCCGAGTAAGTGACGGTCATGCGTTACCAGTCTTGATAGCTTCAAGGCGACGAGAGATGGCATTGCGAACCCTCACTCGACCCTCGATTTTCTTCCAATCATTCAGCTTCTCCTCTTCATGAAGAAGTTCAATGGCTTGGATGGCTTGGCTCAAAGGAAGCTGAGACAAACTTTCAATGCTTTGAGGAATGGTTTCCACTTCAACACGCTCTTTCATTTCTTCCAGAGCGCCAATGTTGAGCAGAGCTTTAACCGTTGGATTTTGCTTTGCAAGATCCCACTGATCGTCAGGAATCTCCTGATTAAGACCAGGAGTGAGACTAATCAGTCCCTTATCGGTGATAATTCCGAAGCCAGCTTCACGAGGCGGGTTTTCAAGTTCAGGGCGGTAAGCAACAAGCATGTGCAGAAATAAATCAGCAAGCCAAGCTTAACCGCCCCATTCTTGATCAGCAGACCTCAGGGAGCCTGCACATACTTGACAGACTTCGGATAGTAGAGCGCAACGCCACCCACGCGAGCGTGAGCAGGAACGATGAACTCAAGTCCACGCTGCTGAGGCGGGAACAGTTCCAGAGGCTGAGGAATGTGCAGTTGAACTTTCTGGGGGTCACGCTTGTAAACCACCATGCGGTTCTTGGCCAGGCTGCTGTTAGCAGCAGCAAGCTGGTTGATCGGCTCCACGTTGCGGATGAAGGGATTGGTCCGCAGGAAATACTCAAGGACAGTCACGTCGGAGCTGTCAGAGTTACGGGTGGTGGAGATGATGTTGTAATCCTCATAAGCGATGAGGATGGTGTCAGGCTGCTCCTTCATGTTGGAGCCGCTGATGATTGCGCTGACGCCTTGGTTCAGGATCTCCAGCATTTCCTGAGCAGTCACGCTGGAAGTGGAGAACCACTTGTTGGCGCTGATCACATCAACAGTTGCATTGTTGAAGAAACCAGCCAGGCTCACAGAGCCTTCGCCGAACATGGCAACGCTCTCAACCTTCTCCTCGTATGCACGACGCACGGCAGAAGCGCGACGCTGCTCCAGAGAAAGGTTGGCCATTTGAGCTGCACGCAGCTCTTGCACGGTGTAACCAAAGGAACCACCGAAAGAGCGGATGTTGATGCTCTTCTCGGTTTGGCTCACGTCAGCCCGTGGCAGATCATCAGCAGCATCAGAGATGAGCTTGAAATCACCAGTGGCATCCATGATGCGGTAGGTGAAAGTCTGCGCTCCAGGACCGGCCTCAGCAGTTACAGGCAGGATGGTGGGGTATTTGATGTCGGCATATTCGACTTCAAAAACCTGGGGACGGATGTACTCAAGCTGGCGATCAAGGAAGAGGCCAGCATCATCAAGACGAAATTCGCTCATTGGGGCCTCCTATCAGGTGTCAGCGGTGAGAGAGAAGTCGGGGCCATTCAGCTCCAGCAGGGCAACGCCAGCAGCAGTGGTCTTGGACACCCAACGTGCGCCGCTCAAAACGGCGGTTTTGCCAGAAGCGGCAGTAGCAGCGAAACGACCAGCAAAAGAGCCAGCAGTGACGCCAGTGTCAGCAGCGTGATACACGCGAACAGCGTCGGTCAGATCGACAGCTTCCACGCAATACACAGCAACAACACCCTTAGAAAGGACGTTGACAGCCTGGTCATCCTTCACGCCGGGACGGTTGTTGGAATCAGTGGCGGTCTCATCCACATAGGTGAGAGCAACAACACCAGCAACGGTGTCGCCCGTCGCAGCAATGGTCTTGACAGAGTTGCCAACAGAACCAGCGGTGTTAACAACACCCAGACCGCCATAAGCCAGAACGGCACCGGTCTCGTTAACGAAAGTAGAAACGCTGTTGTCAGCGATGTCAGCGAATTGGCCTTCCAGGGCAGCAGTCAGTTCCAGGGCGTAGCTGGACTGAACGCCGCCATCAGAACCAGCGCTAGTGGTAAAAGTAACGGCCATGGATTACTTAGCCTCCTTGGAGATGGAAAGGGGAGTCTTCCAGGCGTTCTGCAGCTTCTCGATGTAAGAGGAAGGAGCAGAAGCCGGAGATGCGATGGAAGCAACAGCTTCACGAAGCTCTTCCGTGGAATCGCTACGCTTGGCAGTCTCAGAAATGGAATCGAACAGCGCCTGAACATAATCGTCAGAACGCTCGTCCAATTCGATGGCATCAGCACGATCAGCTTTGATGGCGTCAACCATCACTTCACGATCGGACTTGCCAGCAAATTCGTAATCGGCATCCAGAGCAATACGAGCTTTTTCAACCAGCGCAACACGGGCAGCCACAAGGCCATCCACATCAACACGCTGAGCTTCTTCCAGCTCGGCTTTCAGAGAGTCAACTTGCTCAGCCAGGGCGTCAGAGCGACCTTCCAGAGAATCTTCTTTCTCCTTCATGCCACCTTCCATGTCAGCCATTTTGGCCTTCATGTCTTCAGCTTCCTTGACCAGAGCGTCGTACTTCTTCTTCATGTCCTCATAGGACATCTTGGCGTCTTCGCGTTCTTTGGTGATCGCCAGAGCAACGCTCTCGCTCACCTCAAACTCGGCGCCGTCAAAGACGACTTTGGCGGTCATAATTTGAGTTTCCGTGATAGGGAAAAGAGTAGGGTCAACGCCATCTTGGCGATCCAAGTGAAGTTTCACTTCAGGGCCTCCACGACCCCGACGAACGATAGCAACGTGGTTTCCAGAAATCTCTTTCTGAATGCCGTCGTAATGCTCGCCGCTATCAGTCACTCCAGGAGTTGGATCGTAAGCAACGCGATAACCAGCGCTCACCTCACGAACATCACCGCGCATCACTTTGTCAATCACTTCTTGGTCCGTAATAGTCATGACGGCACGGACAAATCCGTTGTCATAAACCACTTCAGTGCCAGTAAAGCCAATCGAGTGATTCCTGGTGTTCTCGCTGTCCAAAAGAACAGGAGGATGCTCCATGGTGATAGCTTTGCCCGCAAATGAGGCAAGGCTTTCAGGAGACGCCACTTCCGACTCAGGACGGAATTCCTTCCGCACTGAACCGTCAGCATCTGAATAGAGCTGAATGCCAGTACGAGCTATTGAAGCCCACACGCGAAGATAACCTTCGGGCGTGGTTTCATACTTCTCGATAGGAGAAAAGTCGTATCTGCAGGATGTGGTTCCCATACATACACTTTAGAAGTGTCAATTACATCCTATATTATCTTTGATGCTATTCTGCATAAGATTGCGTGACGGCACATAGAATCAAGCCACCAAGCGTGTCTTACGACAGCGCTAAGAAGTTGATTGGCAAGCGCATTAAAGAGGCCAGGCAAAACTGTGGACTGTCTCAGCGAGACATTGCCACAGCTTTATTCTGCGATCAAGCGACAGTCTCACGCATCGAAAAAGGGACCATCGCCCCAGACGTTGCACAAATAAGAGTGCTGAGTGGCTTGTTTGAACTCAGCGTGCTGTGGCTTATGGGCTACCCCAGCTTTGTGGTTCATGCCACCAGACGACGATCTTAGTCGTCGTCTTCATCTTCGCCGCGAATGGATGACAGGGCGTCTTCAATGCCCTCCATCACATAAGCCTTTGCCATTGCAACTGCCTCAAATGTGAGGAATTTACATGGCTCAAACATTTCGTCCGGCTTCTCATAGTGACTCAGCACGTATTCGTGAGTCTCCTCTAATCGGCCGTTCTTAAATACATGCTTATGCACGTATTCCCATTGAGAAGTGTTGCGATGGGCGTTCCGAGAAAGAATTTGACACGCCTCAAGAACGCTGATGCCTTCCTCTTCTCTCACAAGCTGAACTCCGTCCATCATTGTTTCTTGCGGCTTTCCAGCATCTTAAGAGTGCGAGAGGCCCATGCACGTCCCGCATCACCTCCCCATAGCTGCCAAGAGATGTAGCCAGCATCATCTTCGCCACCACTCTTGTTCTTTTCATGCCTTGAAAAGAACGCCACCATGCGACGCAATGTCGCCTCACTCACCTTCTTTCCATTGGCAAGATTACTGGCGCGAACCACACCACTTCCAATTCCTTGCGCCCCAGCTTCCTTACTTGTAAGACCGCCTTTCTTGTGCTTCTTTCGCAGCTCAAGGCCGCGACGAGCAGCAGCTTGCACTGCCTTAGGAGGGGCGAAGCCTTCAGCGTCGCCCCTCAGTTCTTTTTTTTCTTGCGACGATCCTCGGACAGTTTCTTCAAATAGCCACGGCAACGCTTCTCGCCAGGCCCCATCATCTCGTCGAGGTAGCCAGCAATGTAATCATCACTCTTGCCTTCAGTAGAAGCCCCCGCTTCGCTCATGGCAATTGCCATGGCTTGGCGAGGGTCTTTCACGATTTCACCAGAGCTGCTCTTAAGCGTGCCGGCTTCAAATTCGCCCATCACTTTGCGAATTTTCTTCTGACGAGCAGTCATAGCTTAGTTCCAGACATAACTTAATCAATTTTAAGTTATGCGGGTTCAACAAGGAGACAATCAAACGACTTAGATGCCCAAAATAAACCAAGGTTGTTAGCAGTTTCCTCGTACAACACGCGGAAACCTTGTTCCTTCAGAAACTCAGCCAGTTTCTCCATTGAAAGCCGCCCTTTGAAGTCTTCAAGGAACTCCGGTGTTTGCTCCTCAAAGAGGAATGTCCCCATTCCAGAGGTGCCCACGCCATTGTGAAACTCACCAAAGATCGTCTCAATTTGGTCCAACTTGGTACATGTGTACAGTGCTGGAAATTCAGCCCCTTCGGCGTCAATTTTGATCACACTGGGAGACCAAGTTTCAATGGCATCGTCCAGTGAAATGGATGGCACCACCTCGCCCAAACCAGTCACGCTGCAACCCCCGCCAGAATTGACAGGGTTGTCACTAGCTTCAAAGCGCACTTCCACTTCCTTGTCGCTGCGTGTCACTGCAACGTTTTGACAATGAGCCTCCTCAAATGAAGCAATGTTGTGCTCCAGCAGCTCATAATTTTCTGCATTGGGCTCAAACGACACAACCATTTCAGCGTTGTGTCGCATGGCCTTGATCGCAAACGATCCAATGTGACCACCAATGTCCAAAATGCGCTTGCCTTTCAAATCAGCAAGCTCATATTCGTTTTGGTTGACGACATGCTCAAAGATTGAGGCGTCGTATGTGCTGGGACGAAGTTTGATTTGAGTCATGATCAGGCTTCCTTGATTTTGCGCTTGCGGCCGTATTTGATTGGTGCTGTCAGAGTGCGATTAACCACTTGCAAGAAAGCATCACCAATCACCTCCCAGGTGTAGTGGTCCTGATGCACAGCCTCGTAACACCAGTCGGCCACCTTCTGCATGTCTTCCCGGTTTTCGTAGTAGTGCTTCAGGATGTCTGCCATGCCGGAAGGTGAAGGCTGCCCGCGATCCAAGCCATAGTTCCGATCAACCTCCCAGCTCTCCACGGGAATCCGAGGAATGCCGTAGAAGATCTCCTTCATTGACGTGTGATCGGGCACCACTTGAGCCGTACCAGTGGCGGCATGCTCAAAGTTCACAAGGCCCCAGCCCTCACCAATACAAGTGTTCACGCCCACATCAGCCGCGTTATACGCAAGGTTCAAGCGCTCGGCCGGCAGACACTTGGTCACATCAAAATCCTGACTGGTAAGCATCACCTTGCCAGTTGGGTCGTAGTCGTAATCCCTCGCAATTCGCTTGAATAGAGGAATCACGTCCCACCCTTGATCTTTCTTGCCCATATGAAGCCACAAACGCGCATCAGGCGCCTCCTTCGCAAACTCGATGAACCCTTTAATCGTCAGGTCAATACGCTTGCGCGGTTGATTGCGGTTGCCATTAAAGACGAGGAAATGATCGGGATCAATGCCAAGTTCCTTGCGGGCTTCAGCTTGGTCAATCCGGAAGAAGGTGGAACGATCAACGCCATGCGGAAGCACGTCACAAGGCAAATCACAACCCGCCTTACGCACCTCTTGTAAGCCAAACTGCGTGTAAGTGCCCATGCCGTCCCATGCCTTGGCCGGCTCAAACACGTCCGAAAAGAAACCGTAACTGTCAGTCGGGAAATAGCCATACCACTTGAAGCCAAGTTGCTGCTTCAAAGACTGCACCTTCTCCCATAGCTGGTTCAAAATCCAAATATCGTTTACCGCCAGCACTAGGTCCGGCTTCTCCTTTGCAACGATCTCTGCAATGCGATGTGAACCATAAGGATCACTACCTCCCACCATTGCTGGATAGAGCCGATAAGGGAGCCCATGAGGGTCTCCCCAGTAGTTCACGGCCAGAACAACAATTTCGTGTTCTTTAGCAAGGATTGGCAAGAGACCTTCAGCAACTCGCCCAAAACCAGTTTGGACGGCGCAGTCCCCGCAATAAAGGATTTTCGCCATGGAAGCGGTACGTTCGACGCCATCTT